CCGCCGGTTATTCCCCCAAGGGGGCCGGATCGCCCAAGGGAGGGCCGGAGCGGCCCGAGTTCGACCCGGCTGGATGGGTGAGACCCCGACTGGAAACTAGGGCGCCTGCGACGGTGCGGGGGACTCACGGTGGAGCGGCTGCCGAATGGCTGTCGAGCGTGTACGGCATGGAACTTCGAGGCTGGCAGCGCCACGCACTCGACCGGGCGCTCGAGCACGACGAGAACGGGCGCCTGGTGTGGTCGGTTGTCGTTCTGAGCGTGGGGAGACAGAGCGGCAAGAGTTGGCTAAGCCGGGGGATTTGCATGTGGCGCCTTCATAACCGGGACCTGTTCGGCGAACCGCAGACAATCCTGCACATGGCAAACAAGCGCGACACGGCGATGGAGGTCCTACGACCTGCAGGCCTGTGGGCGCTTGAGCGATACGGGAAGGGCTCGGTCAGGTGGGGCAATGCCGCAGCCGGCATCAGCCTGCCAAGTGGTGATCGGTGGCTGATCCATGCGGCCAACAATTCCGCCGGCGTCGGGTACTCGTGCAGCATGGTATTCGCCGACGAGTGCTGGGCGATTTCTCGCAACGTCATCGACGACGCGGTCATGCCTACGATGTCGGAGCGTGAGCAGCCTCAGTTGTGGCTCGTGTCGACTGCGGGCGACTCGTCGAGCGACCTCATGATCCAATATCGCTCGGCAGCGATCGAGCAGCTCGACGCGCCAGTTGGCACGCTGCTGCTCGAGTGGTCGGCGCCAGCGGACGCCAACCCGGACGAGCCAGAGACGTGGGCTTGGGCTTCACCCGAGTGGACCGACAAGCGGCAAGCGTTCGTGGCTCGTCAGCACTCAACGCTTGAGGAATCGTCGTTCCGCAGGCAGTGGTGCAATCAGTGGGTTACGAAGTCGGGCAGTTGGCTCAAGGACAGCCAGTGGGCCGACACAACATCGGACGTTGACCTGCCTGAGTCGAGCACCTGGACGGTCGCGGTCGAGTCGGCATTCGACGGGCAAGGGCATGCGGTCGCGGTCGCCGGTGTCCTCGAGGACGAGCGCGTGGTCGTCAGGGTGTCGACGATGCGCACCATCAAACAGGTCGACGAGCGCCTCGCGCAGCTGCGCGCCGAGCATCCGCAGTTGTTCGTCCTGGTCACCCCCGGGTACGTCGACCGGCTCGGCGAACGGTTTGACGAACTGGTCGGGCAGCGTGAGGCCGTCGCCGGCACACAGGCCCTGCTCGATTTGTTCGACCGGCGCGCCATCCTCCACGACGGGGGCCTCGTCCTGCGGGAGCATTTCTCGTCATCGCGCATCAGCAAGCGGGACGCCGGATGGGTCCTGTCGAGCGCGATGGGCGAGGGCCCCTCGTATGCGGCGCGGGCTGTCATGTTCGCGGCTGCCCAGGCGACGAAGCGGCAGCGCCCGACAGCGATCATTCATAGCCGCCGACGTGCTTGACAATCGTTATAAACCTGTAATATGGGCGCGTGGCGTTTCCCCGTCCGAGATGGTCCGCCCCTCCGTCCCCCCCAAGGTCGATGGAGGGCGGGCCGTCTGTGGCTTTGCGCGAAGGCGCCGGCACGTCACTGCTGCAGATGATTCAGGGCGCCGGGTCTTCGTTCCGTACCTCGAGGGCCGCCGCGCTGCAGGTCCCCGCATTCGTCGACGCCATGAAGACCTACTCACACACGATCAGCGGGTTCGGCCTGCGGACGTACCGAGCCGGCGAACCCATCGAAACCGCCCAGGTACTTGTCAGCCCGTCCTCGTATCTTCCCTACACGTCGGTCATTGCGAGGACTGTCGAGAACCTCTTGCTGCACGACCGGGCGTACTGGCTTGTGGTCGACCGGACGTGGGACGGCTTCCCTCGCGAGATTCAGGTCATGGACGTCGACGACGTATCCGACCTGACCACGCACTCGACGGCGAACCAGAACACACAGTTCCCGCCCGTCGACCCGTTCTACTACATCGGCACGCCTGTCCCGGCCCGCGACGTCATTAAGTTCTACGGCGACGGGCTCGGCGGTTGGCTGTCGACCGGTGCCGCTGCGATCAACACAGCCGCCGCCCTCGAGGCCGCGACGTTGAACTACAGCGAGTACCCCATGCCGACCGTGGTCCTGAAGAACACCGGCGCCGACCTTCCAGCGGCAACAGTGGACGCGCTTCTCACTGCATGGGAAGAGGCGAGAAGCAACAGGGCCACGGCCTACCTGAATAGCGCGATTGAGGCTAAGGGCATGGGATGGTCCGCCCGCGACCTGGCACTCGTCGAGGCCCGCAACGAGTCCGCGATCGGAATCGCCCGTATCGCGAACCTCGACCCCGTGTGGGTCGGCGCCAGCGTCAGTGGATCGAGCCTGACCTACAGTAATCGGGTCGACCTTTATAGGCAGCTAGTTGACATCAGCCTGCGCCCGGTGATGGACATGATCACGCACCGGCTGTCGATGCCCGACGTCACTCCTCGAGGGCACTCGGTCGCGTTCGATACGTCCGGTTTCCTGCGCGGCAACGCGACCGACCTCGGCAACCTCGTGGCGCAGCTGGTGCCGCTCGGCGTCCTCACCCCCGAGGAGGCCCGCACCGTTATGGATCTCAACACGCTCGGACTTACCCCGACTAGCCTCGTACAGATGGGCGGATGAATGAGACATCTCACGACTGACGGCACGCTGCTGCTGCACACTCGAGCAGAGGACGGCGGCGACATCATCGGCACCGGGTACGGGATGGCTGTCCCATACGGCGTCGAGATCGACTACGACGGGATGCGCGAGTCGTTCGCGCCTGGTGCGTTCGATACTGCTGCAGTGGTCGGCAAGCCTCTCGCGTACCGGCACAACGAGCCCATCGGTGTGATTACGGCGGCCAGCAATGAGCCGGACGGCCTGTACATTGACTTCGACGTCGTCAACACGTCCCTAGGGCGCGATGCGGCGACCCTGATGCGGACGGGGTCGAGCCGTGGCCTGTCCGTCGGGTTTGCTCCGCTCGAGTCGAAGCGCACCCAAGGCAAGAACGCAATCGTCTACACCAAGGCCGCATTGGCTGAGGTGAGTCTCACCCATCAGCCGGCGTATTCAAGCGCCGGCGTAGGTTCAATCAGAGAGGATCACATGTCAGTCGAAACCGTCGAGGACGCCGCCCCGGCGGTCGTCGCAGACATTCAGGCACGCGAAGCCATCGACGAGCTGCGCCGCGAGGTCCAGTCCGTCGCCCACGTCGCCGAGCCCGCCCACCCGCTCGCACAGTTCCGCTCCTACGGCGAGTACAGCAAGGCCGTCCTCGAGGGTTTCGAGTCGCGTGCCCTGTTCGACCAGGTCACCGGCGACAACCCCGGCGTCATGCCGCCGATCTGGCTGCAGCAGGTCCGAGGGATCATCGACCTCGGGCGCCCAGTCATCACCGGAGTCGGCGGCCCGCAGTCGGCCGGCACCGTCGGCCTGGACATCAACTGGCCCTACAGCGACAACGTCCTCACTGACATCGTCGAGGCGCAGGCCAACGAGAAGGACGAAGTAAACAGCGTCCAAATCTCGATCCTCAAGGGCACGGCATCGCTCGGGACCTACGCGGCCGGTTCGGACATCTCCTACCAACTGCTCCAGCGGTCGCAGCCGTCCTACCTCGACGCGCACAACCGGATTATGGCCGCGAGCTACTCGACGGTCACCGACCGCAAGTTCACGGCCGATATCTGGAATCAGGGGTCCGGCACCGTCACGTACGACCTGAGCGCGGACACGACCGGCGCAGTGTTCCGTGCCGCAGTGTTCGAGGCGTCGATGGAGTGCGAGGACGCCACCGGTGTTCCGGCGACCATCGTCTACGCGTCGACCGCGCTCATGATCGAGATCGGCGGCTGGGAGTCGTTCTACCCGGCGCCCTACTCGGTCCAGAACGTGTCCGGTGTGGCCACGGCCAGTACCTTGCAGGTCAACGTGTCCGGCCTTCGGGTCGTTCGCGCCAAGTGGCTCGACGGCGCAGCGGCACGGCACGCGATCGTCACCAACGGCGAGTCGGCACGCTGGATCGAGGACGGCCCCCGCCTCGCGAACGCTGAGAACGTCGGGCAGCTCGGCCGCGACATCGCGATCTACGGCTACGGCGTCACAGCTGCCTACCTGCCCGCTGGCATCGTCCGCCTGGTCGAGCCGTAAGCCATGGCGCTGCTCACCGGGACGCAACTGGCCACCGCATTGGATCTCACCTATGCGGCGGACCCGTTCGACCAGGTAGCAGCGGCAGCGGTCGCAGTGGTGTCCTCCGTCATCACTGCGACCGCATTGGCAGCCGAGCCCGCAGCAGTCAAAGAAGCGACGCTCGGTATCGGGATCGACATCTTCCAGGCACGGTTCGCAGCCGGCGGCGAGTCCGTCGGCCTCGACATGCAGGCCAGCCCGTACCGGCTCAACAGCATCCTGCTCAAGAGCCGAGCCGCGCTCATCGCGCCGTATCTCAACGTCGAAAGCATGGTCGGATGACCGCGCTAACGACCGAGGCGCGCCTAGCGATCACGACTGCAGTCACCGGCCTCGGATACAAGGTCTACACGTCGACCCCGCCCGTACCGATCCCGCCGAGCATCGTGATCATGGCGGACTCCCCGTGGGTCATCCCTGAGCGGCTAGGGCGCCTGTCCTACCGCACACAGTGGCGCCTCATGGTCGTCGTCAACCCTCGGAAGAACAGCGCAGCGCAGCTCGACGCCGAGGACGCCGTTGACGTCATCCTGCCCGCGCTGCCGGTGTGGGCCGTCGTCACGAGCATCGGACCCCCGACGCTCATGGACGTCGGTCCTCAAGGTTCCATCATCACTGTCGAAATATCACTCACCGCCTCAATGAAGGGTTAGGCCATGCCAGCAACCTCGATCGCCGGCGCCACGTTCACCGTGACTGTCGGCGCCACCGACTACAGCGCCCAGGTGACGTCCGGCACCGTGA